CATAAGGGTGAGGTCGGTGTAACTGGTAATACAGGATCGACTGGAGCTAAGGGTCAAAAAGGTGAAGTTGGAGTTACAGGTAATACTGGGTCAACAGGATCGACTGGTCAAAAGGGACAGAAGGGTGAAGTAGGAGCTACAGGAGCTACAGGTAGTGCTGGATCTAATGGTTCTGCTGGAGCTAAAGGACAAAAGGGCGAGGTTGGCGAACAAGGTATACAAGGTAATGCTGGTAATACAGGTTCAACTGGTTCCCAAGGTCAAAAAGGACAAAAGGGAGAAGTTGGTGCATCTGGAGGTACAGGCTCAACTGGACAAAAGGGACAGAAGGGTGAGGTAGGAGCTACGGGTTCTACAGGCTCAACTGGATCAACTGGTAGTACAGGTTCGCAAGGACAAAAGGGACAGAAGGGTGAGGTAGGTAATACTGGCTCAACTGGTTCAACTGGATCTACTGGTCAGAAAGGCCAAAAGGGTGAAGTAGGAGCGCAAGGTAATACTGGTAATACTGGTAGTACAGGCAATACAGGCTCAACTGGACAGAAAGGTCAAAAAGGACAAACTGGTTCTACTGGCGGTACAGGATCTACAGGATCTACTGGTCAGAAAGGCCAAAAAGGACAAACTGGTAATACGGGTTCTTCTGGCGGTACTGGATCTACTGGACAAAAGGGTCAAAAAGGAGAGAGCTTCTCTGGTAGTGGTACAGGTGGAGTTCAGGTTCCAGCTGGTACGACAGCGCAAAGACCTTCTAGTCCTTCTAATGGATTATTTAGATACAACACTGAGCTTTATGAAGGTGAGTTCTGGAGTTCTACAAATAACGTGTGGGTCGGAGCTAATCAAAAACCCCCAGCTGAAGGTTCTGGAGGTACTAAAACAACTTCAGGTAATTACACTATTCACACGTTTACTTCGTCTGGTACATTTACTGTTCTTTATGACGACATGAGCGATGTAGAGTACTTAGTAGTTGCTGGAGGCGGCGGCGGAGGCGGCGGTGGCTATATTGGAGGCGGCGGCGGTGCTGGTGGTTATAGAACAAGTGTTACTGGACAAACTAGTGGGGCAAACTCAACGGCTGAAGCTAAGATAACTTTAGCGAGAGGCTCTCATACGATAACTGTTGGTGCTGGTGGTTCTTATGGTAGCAGTGGTTCAAATAGTTCTATTGGATCTACTATTATCTCAACTGGTGGAGGTAGGGGCGGTACTTGGCGGTATGGCAATGGTGCTTCTGGTGGTTCAGGCGGAGGTAGTTGCGATACAAGTTCTTTAGGGCAAGGCACAGCTGGACAAGGCCAGAATGGCGGTAGAGGTTCTGCTGGACCAAGTGACCCAGTTGGCGGTGGCGGAGGTGCTAGTGGTGCTGGACAAAGTATAACACATGGTGCTGGACCAAGTGGTAATGGAGGCAGTGGTATTTCAAGTAATATTAATGGTACAGCTACAACACGTGGTGGAGGCGGTAGTGGCGGTCTATATTCACAGGCGGGTTGGTCATCAGGCTCTGGCGGTAGTGGCGGCGGCGGAAGAGGTGCTTATTGGAACGCTGGCACGGCTGGTTCAACAAATACAGGCGGTGGTGGCGGTGGCGGTTCTAGTCAGGCTTCTGGTGCTGGTGGCGGATCAGGTATTGTTATGATTAGATACCTGACACCTTAATAGGAGAATAGTAAAATGGCACATTACGCAAAAGTTTTAGGTGGAGTAGTACTTAAAGTTATTGTTGCTGAAGAGGACTTCTTTGACAATTTTGTAGATACAGTAGCAGGTGAATGGATAAAAACATCTTACAACACTTATGGGGGTGTCCATAAGTTAGGTGGAACTCCTTTAAGAATGAACTACGCAACTGTAGGTGGTACATATGATATTGATAGGGATGCTTTTATAGGATTAAAAGAGTGGCCTTCGTGGGTATTAGATGAAGATACATTACTATGGAAACCCCCTATTGACTATCCTACTGATGGAAAAGACTACAAATGGGACGAAGAAGAAGTTTCTTGGGTACTAGCAGTATTTTAGTATATCAAATATCTCTTCACGGATCAGCTTACGATGCTCGTAACAAACAGTGGAGTGATATATACTCTGAGACTGACTGTAAGCCCCGTACAGGCTGGTTAGACCCTATACATAACAGAACCTTACTAAAAGGTGAGTTTGGATGCTCAGTGAGCCATTTAAGGGTCTGGGAGAAGATTGCTGATAGTAACTCTAATGGTATAATACTAGAAGAAGATGCAGTATACGATAGTATAGATACTAATAAAGTAAATAGACTTCTTAATTCCCACGATAGCGTCTGGTTAGGTTATAGACTAAACGATATGGGATATTGGTATAACTGTCATGCTTATGCAATTACTCCAGAGACAGCAAAACTATTAATACAAGACTTTAAGGATAACATCATCCCAGTTGATGAGTGGGTTCCTATGAAGCTAAAACATAAACATAACTACTTCTATAAAGATGAGGTCGTTACTCAGATCCCAAGGTCAACCCGACCAAGTACCATAGAGGAAGAAGATAGTCCGATGATAGACTCTAGTAAGATCAATATAATAACTGTAGCTACAGACGAAACTAAAATGTGGCCTTTATCACAGTCATGTGACAGACATCAAATTAATCTAGTCAACCTTGGTAAAGGTGATAGCTGGAAGAGTGAGATGGAAGGATACGATGGTTTAAGAAAAGTAGAGTTAGTAAAGAACTTAGTCAAAGACTTAGCTAAAGATGAGATAGTGTTATTCGTTGATGGATATGATACATTTTTCACTGAAGGGTATGAAACAGTAATACAAAGGTTCATAGACTTCGATGTAGATATATTGTTTGGGGCAGAACAAGAATGTTGGCCGATAACAGACAATCACTTCTACAAAGAAAGCTGGATAGATGATGGAACACCATACAGGTATTTGAATAGTGGACTGTATATAGGATATGCAGGGGCAATAGATGAGTTCCTCAATCTACCAAGTACAGACGCTAAAGGCGATGATCAACTATACTGTCAAACTAGATACTTAAAACTAAAAGATGGTACAGTAGAAACAGAGTATGCAAACAAAGTAGGATTAGACTACGAAGCATATATATTTCAGAACCATGATACAAATATAAAGATAGTAAACGGTCAACTCTGGAATGATAGAACTAACTGTTGTGGTTGTATATATCATGGCAATGGAGGTAAGTCAGAGAAAGACTTCTTCTACAGCCTAGCAGAACAATTTGGTTACGAGAAACTATCCTCTCCCATTACTAGCACGAATAGAGATTTAGATTACAAAGAAGTAGCACAAGACTTGCTAGTTACAAAACTACTATCCGAAAGTGAGTGTAAGGACTTAATAACTAAGTCTGATGCTCTAGGTGGTTGGGGTAATCTAGACGGAGACAAGTTTCCAGCACAAGAAATAAGACTAAAGAGATTAGGTCTGTGGAAAGAGTATGAAGCTCTTTGGAGAGATAGACTATTTAAGATATGTGAGAAACATTGGAAGCCTGTAGAATACATGGGGTTACGTGATGCCTTTACTATGCGTTATGCTATGGATACACAGAAGTCTTTAGGTCTTCATACAGACGCATCTCTTATAACTGGTAGCGTTAAATTAAACGACAACTATGAAGGTGCTACACTTTATTTTCCGCGTCAGGACTTTACAAACCTAGATGTACCCGTTGGAAGTTGTATACTCTTCCCTAGTCAAGTTACTCATGGTCATTATGTCGATGAGCTAAGGTCTGGGGTTAAATACTCATTAACTATGTGGACATCCCGTTATGTGGGTGACGAAAACTAGGAGCAATAAATGTTTGGTACTAGCCCTTTTGCATCCTCTACCTTTGCAGGTATGGGTAGCGAAGAATATGAATTAACAGCTAGTGCCATTACTTCTGGTGCTGTAAGTGTATCTGATACTACGTTCCAAGAAGACGAGACTTTTGGTGCTTTATTTATAACTACAGGTCAACCAGTACTAGGACAACCTAGTAAGAATTCAGGTAAGACGCTTTCTACTGGAGACTTAGAAACTGATAGTCCTAGTATAGATACTGCATTACTACAAGAAGATGAGACTCTTGGTTCAGTGAGTATATCTACAGGAAACCCAGTGGTAGGTAATACTACTGCGTTAATTAGGTATGAATTAACTACAAATACAATTTCTACTGGTAATCCAGACCTAAACACTGCTTCTATAAATCAAGGTCATACATTAAATACAGGAGACTTAGATACTGGCGCAGTAGTCATTGATAACCTAGCTATGTCAGAAGAAGAAACTCTATCTGCTCTAGACATAATAACTTTGTTAAGCGTAGTTGATGATGCAGATATAACAGAAGGTAACATACTTTCTACTCCTAACTTAGATACAGGTAACACAGATCTACCTGCAATATCAATGTCAGAAGAAGAGACATTTTCTACTGGCGATATAGATACGGGCAATCCTACTATAGAAGAACCCTTGATAAACCAAGGACAGGTGTTAAACACAGCAGACCTTGAAACAGGAAACTTAGATTTACCTTCTGCTACAATGCAAGAAGATGAGACATTTACTGCTAGACCTATAACTGTAGATACACCAGAAACCCCCAGCGTCTTGATAACACAAGATCACATAGTATCTACCGCAAACCTAAATACTGCTCCTATATCCTTACCTTCTGCTACAATGCAAGAGGATGAGACATTTTCTACTGGAGAGTTAGTAACAGGCTCTCCTGATATTGATAACGCAACTATGTCAGAAGAAGAGACATTTTCTACTGGGGAGTTACTGACAGGATTACCAATCTTAGATAACCCTGTTATGGTATACAATGCGGCATTAACTTCTAACAACATAAACTCAGGAATACCAGAAGTAGGTAGAACTGTAATAATAGGGGATCATTATTTACTACTAGATAATGTTGTAAGTGGAATACCTATACTTGGTGAACCTTTCTACAACCCAGCTTTAGCTAGAGTAGTTAATATAGGCAATAGACGTATAGGTAGTAGAGTTGAGATAGATAATAGTAACAACATTAAGTTCGGTTAAACGAGAAGGTTAAGATAGTCTAATGGCTTTTAGAATTAAAACAAATGATACTAGCCCTAAGTTGGCAGTAACCCTAGAAGATGCAAACGGTAGTGCAATAAATATATCAGGTAATAATGGCGTTAGGTTTCACATGAAAGCGTTTGGAGCAACAACCCTTAAAGTAGATGCTCCTATGACAGTTACAAATGCAACAGGAGGTGTAGTGCAGTATCCTTGGGTGGGCGCAGACACTGACACAGCTGGTACTTACTATGGTGAAGTAGAAGTTACATATGCTGATAACACAGTAGAGACATTTCCTAACAATGGTTACTTCACTGTTATTATTAAAGAGGACTTAGATTAATGGCTAAAGTAGGTGATAGAGTAAGTTGGTCTTCATCAGGTGGTACAGCAAGAGGTATCATAAGAAGCATACATCGTGACGGTGCAGTACCTAACATACCTGTAAAGATAACAGGTACTAAAGAGGAACCAGCGGCACGTATAGAGCTAGTTGATGATGAAGGTAAACCACGTAATCAGTTTGTTGGTCACAAGATGACTAGCTTAAATAAATATGCTGAGGTTGTGGATAAAGCAGACAAGCCACTAAACAAACCTTTCAGACTACCAAAAGGGTCTAGTAAGAAGTTTGGTGTATACGTTAAGTCTGGTGACAAGACTGTCAAAG